CGCCTACACTAGCAACTGGCGGTCGTGCTATTATTACTAGTACACCTAACAGTGACGAAGATACATTTGCTACTATTTGGAAACAAGCAGAACAAAAGTTTGACGAACATGGTGAAGAACAAGATGTAGGCATAAACGGATTTCATAGTTTTATTGCAGAATGGCACGAGCACCCAGACAGAGACGAAGCGTGGAAAAAAGAAGAAATTGGCCGGATTGGTGAAGAAAAATTCCGTCGAGAATATGGTTGTGAATTCTTAGTATTTGACGAAACACTAATCAATAGTATTAAACTTGCATCTATGGAAGGCAAGGATCCTATTATAAGAATGGGACAAGTGCGTTGGTATAAAAAACCTGATGCAAAAAAATCATATGTAATAGGATTAGATCCTAGTATGGGCACTGGCGGAGATTATGCAGCAATACAAATTATAGAATTGCCCACATACGAACAAGTTGGAGAATGGCAGCATAATACAACTGCAATACCAGGACAAGTTAGAGTACTTGCAGATGTATGCAAGTATCTTGCAGATGAAATGAAAACGTCTAGCAACATATATTGGAGTGTTGAAAACAACGGTATTGGCGAAGCAGCCTTATTAGTAATCAATGATTTTGGAGAGGAAAATATTCCAGGATTGTTTATAAGTGAACCTATACGAAAAGGTCACGTAAGAAAATTTAGAAAAGGCTTTAATACAACGCACAGTAGTAAAACAACTGCATGTGCAAGACTAAAAACAATGGTCGAAAATGATAAACTTACTGTACGCAGCAAAGCACTACTTAGTGAGTTAAAAGCATACATTGCATCAGGTAGTAGTTTTCAAGCAAAACCCGGACACCACGATGATTTAGTTAGTAGTCTTTTACTTACACTTAGAGTAATGACAGTAATGAAGGATTGGGATCCAGCAGTGTATAATACCTTTAGTCAAATTGAGCATGAAGAAGATTACGAAATGCCAATGCCGATCTTTGTTAGTAGCAGTTATTGATAAATAGTATACAATGAGAAATTTAAACGTAGTAGCAGAACAACTTTTTAATGAAATTAGAGGACGCTTTCCTAGTGTCACTATCGGTGACGGCGACGGTAATGTCACAAATGAGCCAGCTATGGCCCGTTTTTATGAATTTGATTTCAAAAGTTTAGGAAATACATTAGGTAAAATTAGTGTCACATTAGATGAAAAGTCTGGTGTCACAATTATGTATAATAAAGATTTTACCGAAGAAGTAGGTTATACAGAACAAGAAGAATGGTACAATTTTTTAAAAGGTGTACGAGTATTTGCAAAAAAGCGTTTACTAAATTTTGAAGTTAGAGATATTAATAAGAGTAACTTTACTCAAAGAGATTATAGCTATATGGCAACAAATCGCGGAGAAACAAAAATGAATGAATCAGCATTACGTGGAACTAATAAAACAAGTTATCAACGTATTGGTAATGCTAAATTAAGTATTAGGCATACGGGTAATATAGAAGAAGGCGAAAGCAGAACTAAAAAAATTGGATCTCTTTTTGTAGAAAATGCACAAGGTGAAAAATTTAAATATCCTTTCAAACATCTTGCAGGTGCAAGAGCAATGGCTGTTCATGTTAGTGAAGGCGGGCATCCGTTTGATGACTTTGGCAAACATATTACAAGCATGAGTGAAGAACTTTCAAATCTCCGCAAGTTCAAAACATACATGGGTCGTAGTAGTGTAATGGCAGAAAGTTTATCTGAGCATATGGAAACTGTAAATGAACGAATTGCAACTGTACGTAAAACTGTTCAAAGTCTCCAAAAGCCATCAAATTACACAAAAGCATTTGAAAATTTTGAACCAATTGAAAAAACAGTTGTGCCAGAGGATATTGCAGATAGTTGGATTGATCAATTAACAGTAAAACAATTTAACGAAGAACTAAAAGATGTGTTTCCATACATTTATAATTTAATCGGCGAAACTTCTAAACCTACAGAATTAAACTTTGACGATATAGTAATTGAAGCAAGAGTTGACGAAGCTCTACCTGTTATTATAGGTTTACTAGGACTTGCTGGTGCAGCAGGATATGCAGCATATAAAAAATTAGGTGCTGGAAATAGTCCATTAGGACAAGCACTAAAACAAGCAGCTGATAATGGCGATACAGAAGCAGCGGAATATTTAAAAAACTTAGGCGCATTAGTAGATGGTGGCGATTCGAGAACATTGCAAATGCTAAAGTTTAGATATATGGACGAACCAGCATCAATGAATACCGAGTCACAAATTGATGTAGCATTTGATAAAATGTTAGGTCAGTTTGCAGATAACTTTAGTGCGCAAGTTGAAGGTTCTTCAGAAAAGCGTTGGAAGCAAACTTCAATGGATCCAAAAGCCGCAATACTAAAGTTTGGTAAAGATAATGTAAAGATTAAAAAGGGCGGCCTTAACAACGGCGACGATATGGTATCAGTATTAACTGATGACGACACTGACGAAGGCAATGCATACTCAGGCGCTGTAGCAAAAGCTAAAATGAATGGCAAGAAAAAAGGCGACACAATTCCTCATCCAGATAAAGACGAAGATGATATTGTAATCGAAAAAGAAAAAACACCATTAGGCGAATTTATTCTAAGTTATTTTGATAGACAAACAGGCAAGTTTCCAAAAGGCGAAACAGCAGTATTGACCAGTGTAGAGAAAGACTATGGTGATCAATATATCAAGCCAGCAAGTCAGTTCATAGAACGTCTAGGCCAAGCGTATACAAAATACCAACAGAAAAAACTAGGCGAAGTAGAAGTAGAAGAAAACTTTTTAAGTCGCATGATTGGCGCCCAAGGTGTAAAACCCGACGACTTTGTGAAAAAAGCAATGAAAATTTCTCAAAGATACGAAAACCTTGCATTTAAAAATAAAATAGCAAGTGATCCCAATCGTCCATTCAATGGACAACAAGGCGGCAAATTCTTGCTAGAACTCTATATGGAGTTAATCAATATGAGCAGAGAAATCCAAAAAATGGGCGGTGGCAACAAAACAATGAAAAACGCTCAACAGCAGATGAGCTTGATTAAGCAAGCAATGGCAGGTTCAGTTGATAATCCTCATGCAGCAAGACTAATGAAAGCTGCTAGATACGAACCCAAATTCATTATTGATTTTGTAAAGCAAGATATACAATCTATGGGTGAATCACAAGATAACGAATCTCAAGATATTCTAAAGTTAGCTGGTTTAAATTAATCAGCTAACTATTTGAAAATATTGTCAAAATAATAGTTGACAAGTCATAACTAACAGTGTAGTATGTAATAGTGCTACACACAAACAGGCACAAGAGCAATATTAGTTGTTCTAACATAGGCATAACATATAGGAGAAAAGGCACTATGGCATCATTAGCAGAAATCCGAGCAAAGCTCAAAGAACAAGAAGCCGGCGCAGGCGGTCAACGCACAGGCGGAGGCGACAACGCAATTTACCCATTTTGGAATATGAAAGAAGGCGAGCAAGCAACGCTACGTTTCCTTCCTGATGGCGATCAAGACAATACTTTCTTTTGGAAAGAGCGTTTGATGATCAAACTTCCATTTAGTGGAGTAAAAGGAGACACAAGTTCTCGTCCAGTACAAGTACAAGTTCCGTGTATGGAAATGTATGGCGAAAGCTGCAACATTCTACAAGAAGTACGTGGCTGGTTTAAAGATCCAAGTCTTGAAGATATGGGTCGTAAGTATTGGAAGAAACGTTCATACATCTTTCAAGGGTTTGTGACTGAAGATCCAATTGGTGAAGAAGCACCAGAGAATCCAATTCGACGCTTTATTATTGGTCCACAAATTTTCCAATTGATCAAAGCAGCCTTAATGGATCCAGACATGGAAGAATTGCCAACAGATTATACTGCTGGTGTAGACTTCCGTTTGTCAAAAGGCACTAAAGGCGGATACGCAGATTACGGCGCAAGTAATTGGGCACGTAGAGAGCGTCCACTTGGTGATGCAGAGATGGCAGCAGTAAATACACACGGCTTGTTTAATCTCAATGACTTCCTTCCTAAAAAGCCAGACGAAGTGGCACAGAAAGTTCTTGCAGAAATGTTTGAAGCAAGTGTTGATGGCGAAGCATATGATCCAGATCGTTGGAGTAATTACTTCCGTCCAGCAGGCATGGCAGCACGTACAGGTGATCCGCAAAAAGCAGCATCACCACAAGCAACTGCTGTAAGTCAGAGTGCACCAGCACCAACACCAACACCAGTAGCTGAAACTACAACTGATACAGGTTGGCAAGAACCTGCTCCAGCAGCAGCACCAGCAGCAGCAGAAGCAGCACCAGCAGAAGGTGGCGCCCAAGACATTCTAGCAATGATTAGAGCACGTCAAGGTTAATAACACAACTAAAGTGGGTTGCATTTATAAATTGCAACCCATATTGTATTTGGCTTTTTAGGAGAATTTAATGGCTAGTAAAACATTCGATCCAACGAAGTTCCGTAATTCGTTGACAAAATCTATTACGGGTATGAGTGCAGGCTTTAACGATCCAACAGACTGGATCAGCACAGGCAACTTTGCACTCAATTACTTGCTAAGTGGAGACTTTACTAAAGGTATTCCGCTAGGTAAAGTAAGTGTATTTGCAGGAGAATCGGGCGCAGGTAAAAGTTATATTGTGTCTGGTAATATTGTAAAGTACGCACAAGATCAAGGCATCTTTGTTGTTCTTATTGACAGTGAAAACGCACTTGACGAAACATGGCTACAAGCACTAAAAGTAGATACAAGTGAAGACAAACTACTAAAACTTAACATGGCAATGATTGATGATGTTGCTAAAACAGTTAGTACGTTTATGGAAGACTATAAACAAATGGCGGAAGAAGAACGTCCTAAAGTGTTGTTTGTAGTTGATTCACTTGGTATGCTTATGTCACCAACTGAAATGGACCAGTTCCAAAAAGGTGACATGAAAGGTGACTTTGGTCGTAAAGCAAAGGCACTAAAAGCACTTGTGACTAACTGTGTGAATATGTTTGGTTCATACAATGTAGGTATGTGTGTCACTAATCACACATATGCATCTCAAGATATGTTTGATCCAGATGATAAGATCTCAGGTGGTTCGGGCTTTGTGTATGCAAGTTCAATGGTTGTTGCTATGAAGAAACTTAAACTAAAAGTAGACGCAGACGGCAACAAAACATCACAAGTACATGGTATTAGAGCAGCGTGTAAGGTTATGAAAACACGCTACAACAAACCGTTCGAAAGTGTGCAAGTTGAGATTCCATATGAAACAGGCATGGATCCATATTCAGGTATGTTTGACTTGATGGATGCAAAGGGCTTGTTGGAAAAGAAAGGTAATCGTTATGAATACATTACTAGTGATGGTGAAGTAATCATTGAATTCCGCAAGCGTTGGACAGGAGATCTACTTGACAAAGTTATGGCAGATTTACCAGCTAAAGAAGCACAAGTTGCAGCCGAAGAAGCAGAAGCTGAACGTGCGGCACGGTTAGCTGAATTAGCTGAATTAGATGCCGAATTGGTAAATACCGATGATAACTTAGTTAAGGAAATTGCTGAAAATGAATGAAGAGTTTGTCGCTGATTTATGGGACTTGTTTAAAGAATACTTAGATAAAAAGCATATTGAAATGGCAGCTGAAAAGTATGTCGACGCACTTATTGATTACGGTATGGATGACGTACAACTCAAAGGTATAATGGGCGTAGATAAAACTTTAGATGCTGCTATTGAATATTACTTAGAAATGGATCAAGACGATTACGAAGATGAGTGGGATAACTAATGGCATGGTACAGTCGAGTAAGCAGAGATATTACGCAAATTCCAGCAGCAATACAACATTTTGAAACTGAACTAGTAAACGCAAGAGTCGAGTGCAAGTTAACTGGAAATGTTGAAAAAGCTGCGGCAGCAATGCCAGGTATTGTTGAATATCGGTTTAATCAACTGCAAGAAATTGAAGCTATCCTAAACTACTTAAATATCGAGCTACGTAAATTGCGTAGCTCGTACTTTAAAAAATATCTTGAAAACTATCAACGAGCTCTGTCAAGCCGTGACGTTGAAAAATACGTTGACGGTGAGGCAGACGTTGTTGACTATGAAAAGATTATTAATGAGTTTGCTCTGCTACGCAATAAGTGGCTAGGTGTACTCAAAGCACTTGATCAGAAACAGTGGCAAATAACTAATGTTGTAAAACTTAGAGTAGCGGGTATGGAAGATGCAACACTCTAAATTATTGTTAACTGGACACAAAGGATTTATAGGCAGTCATTATCACAACTATATTAAAGATAGATACGAAGAAATTTATCCTTATGATAAACAGAACGGCGTTGCAGATAATCTAAGTAATATTACAGTAGCTAGAAATGCACCAGAGTGTGATGTTGTTGTTCATCTTGCAGCAACTAATGGTACACGATTGTTTTACGAACAGCCTACTGATGTATTAATAAACAATACATTGCCTACAATAAACTTGATAGAACGTTATCGAGATACAAATACAAAATTT